AGGATAATCTCTATGGGCGTAAGGGATCAATGCACAAAGGATTTGATCACGATAAGTTTGCTGCTGACTGCGATGCTAATCCTATGGACCAAATGATTAGTTATAATTCGGATCAATTAGTAAAAGAAAGATTTAAAGGTTGGTTTGCAGCAGAATTTGATTTGACTTATACAATGCGTTCTGTTGGTGAATATATGCGTGAGCAAAAAACTAGAAAAGAATTGCTTTTGATGAATTATGAAATGTCAGGTAACCTTGTATAAGGCAGGAACTGTCTTTAAGGAAGAGGTGATTGCAAAGGATTATCAAGATGCGAGACAAGTTGCTCTTGCTCGTAATCCTGGTGCAAAAGTTGTTAGTGTAACGTTTGTATTTTAATAGGAGAATTGTTATGTTTAGTTATGACTATAGATTTACCCCACATATTAATCCTGGAATAATCGAATTTAAACTATACAAATACCATATGGATTTGTTGTGGTCGTATATTAAAAAATCCACAGTCAATGATGGTTGGGAAATTGATAAAGATAATAATGTTGTTAAAAGAGGACCTTATCAACAATGGTCTCTTTATGATACAACTAGACTTTTTGAGAATGAAGTATTAGTCCCTGCAGTTAATGCTTATATTGAACGTTGGGGATTTCCAATGACATGTAAATCTACACATTATCCAGTTCCTCGCCTTCATAGATTTTGGACTAGAATTTCAAAAGCTGGGGAGTATCAACCAATGCACTTTCATCAGTCTATTTGGAGTTTTATTATTTGGATGAAAATACCTTTTGAGCATCAAGATGAACAAACAGAAGAACTTACAGAGTTATATCCAGAATCTGGAAATATGACCATCTGTTATCTTGATTCTATTGGAAGACTTGCAAAACAACCCTTTAGGTTAGGTAAAGAATATGAAGGAACTATGCTTTTGTTTCCTGGAGATTTTAATCACATAGTTTATCCATTTCATACCAGTGATGAATATAGAATTAGTATTGCGGGGGATATTTCAGTTGATAGTATGCAAACTGCTGAACCGCTACCTGTAAATAGTTCTGGTGATTTTAAATATAGTAATTTTTACGATAATAATGAGGAAGTTTGAATGACTTACGAATATAGTTACACTGATCACATCAATCCTGGAATACTTAGTTTTAAACTAAGTAAGGAAGATATGGATATGATTTGGGGTTATATTAAAAAATCTGCATATAAAGGATGGACATTTGATGAGAATAATAAAGTCATTACAAATGCAAAACATCAACAGTGGTCTCTATATGATACCACTAGAAAATTTGAACATGAAATTTTAATTCCTGCAGTAAATTCATATGTTGATAAGTGGGGATACCCAATTAATATAAAAAATACACATTGGCCTATTCCAGAATTTAATAGATTTTGGTGTAGATTTTCAAATTCTAGTGAATATCAAAGTCTTCATGATCACCAAGCTGTTTGGAGTTTTGTAATTTGGATGAATATTCCAACCTCTTGGGAAGACGAGCAAGAAGGAAAACTTGGAGAATCTCATCCATGTGCATCTAATTTTTGTTTTTGTTATACTGATTCTGTTGGTCGTATAAGACAACAAACCTATAAATTAGATAGAAGTGGTGAAGGAACCATGCTACTTTTTCCAAGTGACTTTTTACACCAAGTATATCCTCATTTTACATCTAAAGAGTTTAGAGTAAGTGTCGCTGGCGATGTTGCAATATCTAGCATGATGCATTTGGAACAAATTCCAACCATGACCCCAGCAGACCTTGAAGCAAGAAACTTTATTGATATTGTGCGAGATGACTGAATTAAAAGATTGGTTGAATTCAATTAATAATACAAAAGATAATTTAGTGTCTGATGATCCAACTTTAATTAAAAGTTATCCACCCTATATTATTAATAGGTGTTTATCATCACATATTGATGCGATCCTCTTTGCGAATGAGATGAATAAAAATCATCACCTTGATAAAGAACTGCAATATTCTTTTTATCTAAATAGTTTGAGGAAAAAGAAGAGATTCTCTCCTTGGCTCCGAAAGGATAAAGTTAACGACCTTGATATTGTAAAACAATACTATAATTATAGTAATGACAAAGCAATGCAAGCACTGAAGATTTTATCTAGAGAACAACTGGATTTTATTAAACAAAGACTTGATACTGGTGGAACAAACAAATGACTAATAATACTATTGAACCTCAGGTTAATTGGACACCTAATATGATGGTGGAGGTCGTTCTAAATGAACCTGATGATTTTCTTAAAGTTCGTGAAACTTTAACTCGCATCGGAGTTGCATCGCGCAAGGAAAAAAAACTCTATCAATCTTGCCACATTCTTCACAAGCAAGGTAGATATTATATTACTCACTTTAAAGAACTGTTTGCTCTGGATGGTAAACATGCAAATCTTACTGTGAATGATATTCAGAGAAGAAATAGAATTGCAAGACTTCTTTCAGACTGGGGTCTGATTAGTGTTGTGAATGGAGATTCTATTAGCGACATCGCACCTTTGAATCAAATTAAAGTTCTCTCTTACAAGGACAAGGGGGATTGGATCTTAGAGCAAAAATATAATATTGGATCTAAGAAAAAACCATCTGTCGATGAATGATTCTGGAGGGGTTGACACCCCTCTTTTTTTGTGGTATGATAAATGAATCGATATAAAACTTTTGTTTAAATGTCGATAAAAAGCAAACTTGCTATTTTTCAATCATGTCTCAAATCATTTCTTTTTACACGAATAGTGTAACAAATTGGAGTGCAGTGCTATCTAACTCCACCTTTAAATCTCTAGAACCTCCAGTATTTGCTTGTGCAGATTATATCCAGATTGAAGTAAAAAACTGGATTGATCTTAATATTCAACAACCAACAAACAAAGCACGATCTGGCGGTGTTGATACAAATAACATTAATGGACTAATTCCCGAACTTCAGTCTGGATATCGTGTTACGGAACTTCCACCAATTTTAATGATTCTTCCAAATGGAGATCAAGAAGTTTGGGATGGATACAATCGGTATAACGCATGTTATGAACTTGGAATTCCTGACTATCCGTTTTTAGTTTATCGTTTAAAAGAAGATTGGGTAACTTCTTTGGAAGATGCCTATGATATTGTCGCTCTTGGTGCTAATAATCATAGAGTAGCGAAACGTCATACAATTAACGATTTTGTGAATCGTGGTGTTTGTTATTGCAAGCGTCATGGTAGTAACCTTTCAAAAAATGAAATCAAAACCTGGGTGGATTCTATCAGCAATACATTTACACCTAAGCAAATAAGTGATATTGTTGACAAAGTTTATCAACAAACTACTATTGCTGTGAACATTGCTCCATATGTTCACCCTAAAAATGCTCAACAAAAAGTATCTGAAATTGTTCAGACTGGATCTTCTATAAACCCAGTAATTATTTGTTGTAAAGAAGATACTTATATTGAACGCGGATTTCTTCAGATTATGAAAAATCTCGTTGAAAATGGTATTTCCGAAACTGATGTTGTAACTTACACCAAAGGATGTGAAACTGCGGAAGAAGTGGTAAAGCAACGTCAATCGGCCGTTGAATACTTAAAAAAACTCGATGCACTTGTTATACAGTATGTTACAAAAAGATTTACTTCACAATTGCCATCTTATACAATTTCAGGATCTCTTCCACAACTTATTGGAATCGAAGATCCTCAATCTTTAGTTAATTCTGAAAATGAGTAAAACCGAATAAAAAGGTGCGGGGAATAACACCCCGCTTTTTTATGCTTTCTTGTATAATTAATAATGGATGCCGAAAGGGTCCACAAAACACAAACTCGCTTTTAAAGGAGCTACCATAATGACTAACCTTGCAACCTCACGGTTTACAACTGCGGATCTTCCTGCCTTGATGGATAGGATTACTCGCAATAGTATTGGAATGGATGAATATCTTGATCGATTTTTTAATATCCATGAAACAACTTCAAATTATCCCCCATATAATCTTGTTCAAGTTAGTAACGTAGAATCACGACTTGAACTTGCACTTGCTGGATTTAAAAAGGAGGAAGTACATGTATACACAGAGTATGGAAAACTTTTTGTCGAAGGGCAAAGGGAAGACAAGGAATCTGATACCAACTACGTCCATAAGGGACTGGCGCAACGATCCTTCAAAAGGGCATGGGCACTATCCGACGACACGGAAGTGCGGGAAGTGGCATTTGAGGATGGACTGTTAACAGTTAGACTTGGTAAGATTGTTCCTGAACATCATACTCGTAAAGATTATCTATAAATATAATTGAATATCGTCGGCGCAAGGGTGGGGTCTGGCAAATATCAGATCTTGCCCCATTTTCTTTTTTGTGCTAATATTTAAATAAAGTTTTATCAAAATTATGGCAATTAAATTAGCTGTTGTAAAAACAGGAGAACAGATTGTTACCAAAGTTGAGGAAATGCTTCTTGAAGATAAAGTAGTTGGATACTTCTTTATCAAACCTTGTTTGGTTGAAACCAGTGATCCAAAAGTTAATGAGGAAACTGGTAAGGCATCCTTTGACATTAAATTGAGTCCATGGATTCCACTGGGCAAGGGGATTAGATTCCCAGTTCCTCTTGACTGGATCGTTACTTTTATTGATCCAGTGGATGAACTGTATAAAATGTATACTGTAGATATTCTTAGAGAAACTGAAGAAACTCAAGAACAATCTATTATTTTAACCGATTCATGTGAGGATTGCTGATATGGCAAAAGATGCAAAGGTAATTATTTTCCAATCTGGAGGAACTTTAATTTCTCAAATTGAAGAACTAGAATCTGCAGATCTTGGAGAACCAGATTGCAAACTTATAGAACCATTTAATATTGTTTCTGATGGAACGTTGCAACCTTGGTTAGGAGAACTGACCAAGCAGAATGAGTTCATAATTCATTCCGACAAAATCTTGACGATTGCCGAACCCAATGCTAGAATCAAAGAACTATATGAAAGCTTGACTAAGTAATGAGGTTTTATACCAACGTCCAAATGGTCGGGGATCAATTTCTCGTAAGAGGATATGAAGATGGAAAACACTTCATGACTCGTGAGAAGTTCACCCCGACCCTTTTTGTTACTGCAAATAAAAAAACAAATTATAAAACTTTATCTGGGGAATATGTAGATGCTATTAAACCTGGATTTGTAAGAGAATGTAGGGAGTTCATAAAAAAATATGAAGGTGTAGATGGATTTAAAGTCTACGGGAATGAAAGATATATCTACCAATACATATCAGACAAGTATCCACAATCTGAAATTAAATTTGATATTAGTAAAATTAAACTGTTTACGATTGATATTGAGGTTGCATCTGAGAACGGATTTCCAGATGTAGAAAATGCAGCAGAAGAAGTTTTACTTATCACAATTCAAGATTATACAACAAAAGAGATCATCACCTGGGGTCAAGGACCATTTAAGTTGAATAAGGGTAATCTTTATTACAAGAGATTTAATAATGAATATGATCTTTTGAACGACTTTATCAATTGGTGGATGGAAAATACTCCAGAAGTTATTACTGGATGGAATAGTAAGTTGTATGACATTCCATATATTGTCCGTCGATTAGATAGAGTCCTTGGTGAGAAGTTGATGAAGAGATTGTCTCCTTGGGGACTGGTAACAGAACAAGAGATTTTTGTCACTGGAAGAAAACAAATATCTTATGATATTGGTGGAATCTCTCAGTTAGATTATCTGGATTTGTATAAGAAGTTTACTTACACCAACCAAGAGTCTTATCGTCTTGACCATATTGCAAGTGTGGAACTTGGGCAGAAAAAACTAGACCACTCTGAGTTTGATACTTTTAAAGACTTTTACACTAAAGGTTGGCAAAAGTTTGTAGAATACAACATCGTTGACGTGGAACTTGTTGACCGTTTGGAAGACAAGATGAAACTGATTGAACTTGCTCTTACAATGGCATATGACGCCAAAGTGAACTATGAGGATGTGTTCTATCAAGTTAGGATGTGGGATACAATTATCTTTAATTATTTGAAGGAGAGGAATATTGTGATTCCTCCCAAAGAACGTTCAGGTAAGGACTCCAAGTATGCTGGAGCATATGTAAAAGAACCTATTCCTGGAAAGTATGATTGGGTGGTAAGTTTTGACTTGAATTCTCTATATCCTCACCTCATTATGCAATACAACATCTCACCAGAAACTCTTCTGGAAGAGAAACATCCAAACGTAACTGTTGATAAAATTTTAAATCAAGACATTACTTTTGAATTGTATAAAGATAAAGCGGTTTGTGCTAACGGAGCAATGTTCCGTAAGGATGTGCGAGGATTTCTCCCAGAACTGATGGAGAAGATTTATAAAGATCGAACCATCTACAAAAAGAAGATGCTTGAAGCAAAGCAAGAGTATGAAAAGAAAAAGACAAAAGAATTGGAAAAGGAGATTGCTCGATGTAACAACATTCAAATGGCAAGGAAGATTCAACTTAACTCTGCCTATGGTGCTATTGGTAATCAGTATTTTCGCTATTACAAACTAGCAAATGCTGAAGCAATTACATTATCTGGTCAGGTATCGATCCGCTGGATTGAAAACAAAATGAATTCTTATCTTAATAAACTTTTGAAGACAGAAGAAGAAGACTATGTTATTGCTGCAGATACTGACTCCATTTATCTTAATATGGGTCCTTTGGTTGAAACTGTATACAAGGGAAGAGAGAAAACTACTGAAGGCGTTGTCACGTTCCTTGATAAGGTCTGTAAGGTGGAACTTGAAAACTATATTGAAGGTTGCTACCAAGAACTGGCTACGTATGTAAATGCATATGACCAGAAGATGCAGATGAAGCGTGAGAACATTGCAGAACGTGGAATCTGGACTGCCAAGAAGCGTTACATTTTGAACGTCTGGGACAGTGAAGGTGTTCGTTATGAAGAGCCTAAACTCAAGATGATGGGTATTGAGGCAGTTAAGTCTTCTACTCCCGCTCCTTGTCGCAAAATGATTAAGGATGGACTCAAATTGATGATGAGTGGAACTGAAGAAGATGTAATCGACTTTATTGATAAATGTAGAACTGAGTTTAAATCCCTCCCTCCAGAACAAATTGCTTTTCCACGAACTGCTTCTGATGTGCGTAAGTATCAATCTTCATCGGACATTTATGTAAAAGGGACGCCAATTCATATTCGTGGAGCACTCTTATTCAATCATTATATCAAACAGAAAAAACTAACTAATAAATATTCTCTAATTGGTAATGGTGAAAAGATTAAATTTGTTTACTTGAAAAAACCAAATACTATACAAGAGAATATTATCTCTTTTATCCAAGATTTCCCTAAGGAACTCAACCTTGACAAATACATTGATTATGACTTACAATTTGAAAAAAGTTTTGTAGATCCCCTCAAATCTATCCTTGATTCAATTGGGTGGAACGTAGAAAAAACTGTAAACCTTGAACTCTTTTTTGCATAATGGACTTGCCAATTAATGACAATGAACTAA